CAAGTTGTTGCTATGGGTGATTTAGCTTATCATGATATGGAAAAGTTTCCTAAAGGACCTTGGTGTGAATTAAATGATTATGTATGTTATGGTAAACATACAGGTCAAAAGATACATTATAAAGGAATAAAGTATATTCTTTTATTTGATGACCAGATAATTATGAAAGTAGAAAGTCCTAAGACATTAGACCCTACTTTTAATTTATCTAAATATAGTGTGTAATAATACTTGCATACTTTAAAATAATATAGTATAATATTAATATAACGTAACTCGTATGTGTCGTTAGCAACGAAAGGGAATATAATGCAACAAGAGCAAGAATGGAGTCAAGTCCAAACTGAAAAACCAAAAGAAGACAAAATAGAATTTGAAGTAGAAAAAGACGAACCAAAAAAAGAAGAAGTAAAACAAGAAGTAAAAACACCAGAACCTGAAGTTAAAAAAGAAGAACCTAAAGAACTTGAAGGTATAAATACAAAAGGTGCAGAAAAAAGAATTAGACAATTAATAAAGCAAAGAAAAGATAGAGATGATGAAGTTGCTAGATTAATTAAACAAAATGAAGAACTAACATCTAAGTTAAATAATACACAAAAAGAATTTACAAATATAAGTAAATTAAATTTAGATGCAACTGAAAAGCAATTAAAAGATAAATTAGAGCTTGCAAGAAATGCATATACAACAGCACATCAAGAAGGAGATGCTGATAAAATATTAAAAGCTCAAGAGTTTCTAAATGATGCACAGAATGATTTAAAATCAGTAGGTGCAACAAAACAGCAGTTTAAAGAACCAGAGGTTCAACCACAACAACAAGTACAACAACCTCAATATCAACCACAACCAACAGCAGACCCTAAAGCACAAAGTTGGGCAGAAAAAAATGATTGGTTTGGTGATGATAAAATAAGAACTGCTGCTGCTCTAGCAATAGATGCAGATTTAAAAGAAGAAGGTTTTAATCCAACTGATGACGATTACTATACAGAAATCGACAATAGATTAAAAGAAGCTTTTCCTCATAGGTATCAAACTCAAGAAGTAGAACCAAAAGAGGAAACTCGTATGCAGGAAACGTCACCTGCACAAGTGGTAGCAGGAGGTACACGTAGCACTCCTAGTTCTAAGAATAAAGTTAAACTTTCTAAAGAAGATGTAAGATTAGCTAATAAATGGAATATACCCCTTGAACAGTATGCTCAAGAAAAACTGAAAGCAACAAGTGCTGAAGGTGAGTATACAACAATAAACATGCAACGTGGAGGTAAATAATGACAACACGAATCAATACACGTAGTTCTCAACTAAGAGAAAATAATACTAATGAAGAAATGAGTTATCAGTTTGAAGAACAAGATAGCTTACATATACCAGATGCAATAACAAATCGTTTCAAAAACGAAGGAATGACTCTTGGATGGTTAAGAATAACTCTTAAAGGTCAAGATGATTTTAAATACATTGGTAAAAAAATGCAAGAAGGTTGGAGTTTTGTTAATATTAAAGAAGTACCTGAATTAGAACAAACATCAGTCGTGAAGATGGATGGAAGATACTCTGGAGCAGTCTGTCGTGGAGACATTGCGTTAGGTAAAATACCTACCAAGTTATTCCAAAGTAGAAATGAGTTCTATCAGAATAAGTCTGAACAATTAATGGATGCAGTTAATAGTCAATTAATGAGAGGAAATAATTCTAGTATGCCCATTTCTAATTCAAGTAAATCAACAGTAACAAAAGGTAAACAACCTAGTTTTCAGAAGTAAGTCTTTTGTTGCTTTTTTAACAATAAAGGAGATTAGACTATGGCAAGTGTAAATGCCCCAAGAGGGTTACAACTAGCAAAGAAATATGGCTCTGGTTCTAACTCTACTGGTATAGATACTATTGATGTCAATGTTAGTCCAAAGGTTGCTTCTGCGTTAATACCTTCTGATATATTTACAGGAGACATTATACATATTGAATCTGCAGGTACAATTAAACCTGTAGGTGCAGGTGTAAATGTTAGATGTGTAGGTGTATTTCAAGGATGTAGTTTTGTAGATGCAAATGGTGACCAACAATTCAAGAGAAGTTATACAGGTGGAGTAACTGCTACTGATGTAAAAATTCATGTAGCTAAAGACCCAAGTCAAACATTTTTCGTACAAGCAGATGCAACAGTAACAGCTTCAGCAGGAGTAGGTACTGTTCCAATGAACTGTAATATAGTAGTAGGAACTGGCAGTCATAAGACAGGTCAGAGTGCAACTATGTTAGATGCTGATTCACAAGTATTAACTCAAAGTCAATTAAGAGTTATTCGTAGAGCACCTTGGGATACAGGTATAGGCACATCAGCAGGTGTTACAGATGCATATCCTTGGTACGAAGTTTATTTAAATAATAGTAACGACAGATTCCAATCAGTTTCTGTATGTTCAGCATAGGGAGAATAAATTATGGCTATAAATAGAGCTGCAATAAGCAAAGAACTCCTTCCTGGACTGAACGCAGTCTTTGGAATGGAATATGGAGAAGTTAATAATGAGCATGAACCACTATATGAAGTAGAAAATTCAGATAGGTCTTTTGAAGAGGAAGTCCTCTTTACAGGATTTGGTACTGCTCCAACAAAAAATGAAGGTGCTGCTGTTGTTTATGATGATGCAGGTGAGAGTTATACAGCTCGTTATACAAACGAGACTATAGCTTTAGCTTTTGCTATTACAGAAGAAGCAATGGAAGACAATCTATATGATACTTTTGCAAAATTAAGAGCAAAAGGATTAGCTAGAGCAATGGCAAACACTAAACAAGTAAAAGCTGCTAAAATTTATAACGAAGGTTTTACTACAGCACAAGGAGATGGAGTGAGTTTATTTAATGCTTCACATCCAACAATAGGTGATGGTAACCAAAGTAATACAAGCACAGCAGCAGCTATTGCTGAAGCAACATTAGAATCTGCAGTAATTGCAATTCAAAAGTTCAAGGATGACAGAGGTATCTTAATTGGTTCTTCTGCTGTCTCTGTACATGTACCTATTGATTTAATGTTTACAACTGATGTATTATTAAATACACCAGGTATTGTAGGTAGTGCAGACAATGACATAAACTCTGTTAGAAACTTAGGAGTATTCCCAAGTGGTTATTACACTAACAGAAGATTTACAGATGCTAATGCTTGGTTCATTAAAACTGATGTTCCTAATGGTACAAAGATGTTTAATAGAACACCTTTACAAACTAAGATGGAACCAGATTTTGATACTGGCAACTTACGATTCAAGGCAAGAGAAAGATATTCTTTTGGTGTCTCTGATTGGAGAAGTTGGTTTGGTAATCAAGGTGCATAACCATTAATAACTAGGGAGGGTAGTAAAATACCCTTCCTAATTAAAGGAAATAATATGGCAACAAATATAAGAACAGTTAATAAAAGAGGTGGTGATGGAGTTATTATTGGTACCACAGGAAGAACAAGAATATTAGGAGTTCATTCATATTCTACTGTAGCAGGTGTAATTGCTATAGGAGATAAAACAGGAGCAGTAATAACATACGAAGTTCCTGCAAGTGCAGAATCAGATATGTACTTTGGAGAAATGGGTGTATTATGTAGTGCAACAGTTACTATCTCAACACCAGATGCAGGTAGTGTAACTTTAATAACAGGATAACTAGATGCCTAATTATTCTTTTTTAAAGACTGATATAATAAATACAATAGAAAATGATTCAACAGAGTTTGAAGAACATGTCTCTTATTTTATTGAAAAAGCTGAAGGTAGATTAGTAAAAGAACTTGATGACCCAGGTTTAGATAACTATTCTACTTTTTCATTTACAGCTTCTAATCCAGTAGTTAGTTTACCTGCTGATGCTTTAGTAGTAAGAAATGTAAACTATACAACAAGTGTTTCAACAGCAGCAATTCCTGCTAATTCAAAAGTAAATTTATTACAAAGAACTTATGAGTATGCAATAGACTATTTTCCTTTTGCTAGTGCATCAACAGGAACACCTAGATACTATTCAAGAAAAACAAATACACAAATTTATATTGTACCAACACCTGCATCTGCAGTATCAGGTGAAATACAATACACACGTAGACCTTTAGCATTAGCTAGTGCTACAGGTACAAGTGTTACTACTTCTAATTACTTTAGTGAATTTTGCTATAATGCATTATTTGCTGCATGTATGGTAGAAGCAAATTATTTTATAAAAGATTTTAATACATTAGCAAACTGGGAAGGTAAGTATAAAAATTCAATAGATGCTTTACGTAATCAATCTAGAAGAATGAGACAAGATGATATGGAAGTAGCAGCTAGTCCTGCAGGTGGTCCTAACTCAGTATTACAAGGAGCACAATAATGACTATTAGTAGAATTAATGTAGTACAACAAATAACAAAAGTTAATAATAAAAAGAAAAAGAAAAAAAAGAAAGGGAAAAAAAATGCATAATAAACAAACAACTTTAATAGCAGGAGCAAATGCAAGAGTTATGAATCATTCTACTGGTCATGATACAAGTGCTAAACCAACTGGTCAAGGTTATGGTGCTGCTAGAAAAGGACCTGGAGTAAGAGGACCAATAGAAGCTCAAGTTAAAGAAGAGCCTAGAGAATATAAAACTGTAGGAGAATAATAATGGATATTGATGCTCTTAAACAAAAATTAAAAGAAATTAAAACTAAAGCTCGTAATGAAATAAAAATAAATGGTTTTAAAAGTAAGTCAACAATACGAGAAGAAAAAAGAATAAATACAAGAATTAAAAATTTATCTAAACAAACAATAAATGTAGCTAATAAAAATAAACTTAAAGTTCCAAAAATAGTTAAGAATATTAAAAATTTAGTACCAGGCAAAAAAACTATTTATGGAGGTGCTGCTTTAGGTATATTAAATGCTATGGATAAATTTGCAAGACAAACAATAAAAGGAGACTATGATGTTTCTAATCCATATATGGATGCTTTTAATTTAAATAAGAGTACAAAGAAAAAAGAAAATAAATCTTTAGGTGATGCTAAAAAAGAAACTAAAGTTAATGGATTAGCACCACCAAAAAAATCTAAGACAATAACTATAAAAAAAGGAGATACTCTTTCACAAATAGCTAAAGATATTCCTGGTCTTACATTAGGTGCTCTTAAAGAAGCAAATAAAGATATTAAAGATTTAAATAAAATAAATATAGGTCAAAAAATTAATTTACCTAGTGAAGAAGATTTATCTCCAGATAGAAAATCTATTTATCAAGATGTTGATATGTCAAAAATTACTATGAAGAAAAAAATAGGTGGACCATTAAGACCTATACCTGCAGGAAATAAAGGATTACCTAACCTACCAACACCTGTTAGAAATAAAATGGGTTTTAATAAAAGAGGTGGTAGAGTAGTTAAACGAGCTGTAGGTGGTGGAGTTGCACTTAGAGGACTAGGAGCTGTTCGTAAAGTATAATGCCTAAAAAGAAAAAAATAAAAGGCAAAGGTATGAAGGGCATGACTATTGGTAAGGGTGATAAAAGACCTACCAAGTCAGGTGCAGGATTAACAGCTAAAGGTGTAGCTAAATATAGAAGACAAAATCCTGGAAGTAAATTACAAACTGCTGTTACTGAAAAGAAACCAACAGGTAAAAGAGCAGCAAGAAGAAAAAGTTTTTGTGCTAGGTCTGCAGGACAAATGAAAAAATTTCCTAAAGCAGCTAAGAATCCTAACTCAAGATTAAGACAAGCAAGACGTAGATGGAGGTGCTAACTGTCATATTTAATAAGTAATATTCCCCATTTTAAATGTTGGGTAAGAAAAGAATTTACTAACAATCATTTAGATTATCATGGAGAATACTTGCATGGACTAGCAATAGCAGTTAATGCAATACCAGATAGATGTTTAAGTTTTCAAGTAGTTTTTACTGGAATAGATGAAGAAGAAAATATACATGGAGGTGCAATGTGGGCAAGGATGCCAATAACAAGTTTAGTAGCAGACGAAGTTTTAGAAGAAATGCCAGAACGAATGGATACACATTTAGCACAACCTTGGGATTGTTCCTCAAGAGGACATTCCATAATAGTAATGGATAGAATAAGCTCAAGTCCTTGGATGTGTAAAATAGGTGGTGAGTTTTATAAAGGAAGATATATGTTTACAGTGGATTATACAGATAGTTATATTAGTGATGACCCTGCACAACATAAACAAAGTCACGTACTGCAACTTATAGATGCAGATAAATGGACAGGTAATATCGTGGCATTACCTAACAATAGAGTTAGGGTAACTAATCCTGCTTTATGGGTAACTGGTGAAGGTGCTCCAGATTTTG